CGCAAGTTGTTGATTCTCTTGCGAATCCGGCGGAACAAATCCTCCGATTCCGTCTTCGATCCGGATGCCCGTTTCGCCACTGCCGCTCTCTTCTTGTTCGCCTTCGACGCGTAGGTGGTTTCCCCTTCACCGGTCAGCCACATATTCAATTCGACTGCGTCCAATGTCGCCCACTCACCGAACCCGAGAAGGTGACCGATGAATCCTTTCTTGCCCTCACCGATGCCGACAATTCTCTTCAATGCCGTTTCCAGCTTCTCAGGGTTGCCCTTGGCATCACGGATTGCCTCGACGGCATCCTGCAAGTTGCGGAGGTTGAATGCATTCTTCTTCGGGATCCCGACAGCTCCGGATTTGTAGGTGCCTTCGGGATTCTTCTTTGTCGGTTGCTTCTTCGACCGGAGATCATTTCTCCCGAATGCATCACGGAGGATGAGTCCACTCTCCCAGTCCGGTTTGCGGAAGATCCCCTTCTCAATGTTGTCGAGTGCCTTCTGCCCGTCCTCAGTTCCAAGCCAATATGCCGCCAGTTCTTCCGGTCGCATCTGTGGCTGCCCCTTCTTGCCGACTGCCATGTAGAGCGGGTCCGGATCGAATTCGATGCCGTGCTTCACTGCATGTGCCTTGATGGTAGACACATCGATGGCATCCGCCCCGATGGAGGCGATCGTGATCCAGTATGCTTTGGCGACATCCCTGGGTGAGGTTTCCCCGTTGAGTAGATCCTCCCGCTTTTCGAGAATGTAATCGATGACAGGATCCAGGTATTCCGGGTAACTCCCCAGCATCGCGACCATCTCCTTCGTCGGAGTGAGTTTCACGTTCTTCAGGTAGTCGCGAACCTCGTCCGATGACATCCCTTTCACCTCTGCCTCCAGCATCTTCGCCGGCGAAAGAACCGAATAGGTGATCTCATCCCGCGTTGCGTCGAATCGCTGGGAGAGCGGGATCACATTGCCGGATTGGTCGTAGGTGACTGGATCGGCGGATTTGATCTGGTTGGGTCGCCTGACTACCCAAACATCCATGTCCGATTTGGTAGTATTGACGCCCTCCTCTTTTAACTGTTTGAATTCAAATTGGTGAGCCTCTCTAAAATCGTCAGGTTTTAGATACGCTGCAATGACCCTCGGATCAGGCGCCCCTTCAAACGTCCCGTTTTCGTCGTAGTATTTCTTTCGAGTCCTGCCGTGTCCGAATAGCTCCGCCATCGACTCCTTAGTGGCAAACATTGCCCCAGTGTCGGGAACCTCGAAAATTGTCCAGTCTCCTGGTGTAGTTCCATGGAATACAGGACCGACAGTATATCCTGCTGCCTTCGCCGCCTCATCGACCATCCGTTGCGCCGCCTCCATATCCCCGGCCTCGACCGCCGCAAGGTAGTCCGAATCGCTCTTAGCAGTCGAAAGAACCGAATAGCTAATCTCATCCCGCCCCTGATCGAAGCGTTGCGAAAGCGGGATCACATTGCCGTCTGCGTCGTAGGTGATTGGATCGGCGGATTTTAAGCGTATCAATTCGGGATGGATGATAACCGCACCGTCAGCGGCCAAATATCCCGGAACCCCTTCGGTCCGTGGATCATTTCGCAACGCCTCAATGAATGAAGGTTCGTCCCATAACATCGCGTCGTCCACGATGGGGGCAGAGTTAAGCAGATAGGCCGCCTCGTCCCTGCTTAGATCGGGCTTATGTGGAAGGTTTTCGTTCGCCCAATTTGCCGCAAATTCAAAAATCCATCCAGGGAGGTGTGTCAGATCCTCCTTGCGAATTAGATATTCCTTGTCGCCAAATTCCAGATTCTCTCCCCGCTTTGCAAATTGGATCACGTATCCAGTCTCTGTCGGGAGCTTTGAATCCTTGTGTCCCCTCCTATGCGATAGATCATACCCTGCTGCCTTCACCGCCTCGTCGACCATCCGTTGCACAACCTCCATGTCGCCGGACTCGACTGCCGCAAGGTAGTCCGAATCGCTCTTAGCAGTCGAAAGAACCGAGTAGGTGATCTCATCCCGCCCCTGATCGAATCGCTGGGAGAGCGGGATCACATTGCCGGATTCGTCGTAAGTGACTGGATCGGCGGATTTGATTTGGTTGGGATTTTCCACAGTGTGGATTCCCTTCCAACTGTCTGAGCCGCGTAGGTAAAATGCCTTTACCACCCCAGTGGCAATGGTTCCTTCGGCATTTACTCCTGTGGCGTAAGATGTCGCTATCTCCTTGTTTTCTGCGAAGTAAGCAAACCCCGAAAGAATCGATTTGGTTTTCCTGATTAGAAATTTCGTGAAGTCATCAGGCGCCCCCGTCCAGTTTGGACTTCCGTGATACACCACCGGTGAATCATACCCTGCTGCCTTCGCCGCCTCATCGACCATCCTCTGCGCCGTCTCCATGTCGCCGGCTTTGACCGCTGCCATGTAGTCAGCATCCATCTCAGGCGAGATTGCAATCGTCGAAAACGTCGCAGGCGCCTGTCGTCCACGCGTCAGTTCTTCTGCCATCCTGACCGCTTCGTTCTCCACCTCTCGCGTGAACATCCGCCCCTCCTGCATGCCCAGGGATTTCTCGAGCATAGCCTCGAGTTCCGGGTCGATACCCTCCTTCTCACGCACCTTCCCAATCGTTTCCGCTCTCCGCTGCATTGCACGGAAGATGTCCCGGTAGGCTGCCATGGCGCCGCCGAGTCCGGAGTCGATCATGTTAGAGAACAGTTGTCGATATGTTTGCCCGACCTCCCCGAGGTCTTCCGATCGGGTCAGGAAGTAGGAACGCACAATCGAGGAGTATGCCTCCTTCACATCCGACTCGACGATCTCCCCTTCCTCCGGGAAGAGGACGATTCCGGAAATTTCCTCGAACCTGCGAAGCTTATCCAGGAGGAAGTCCATTCCCATCTCGCCCATGATCCGGCCTGCGTCCGCCTCCGATGTCTCCTCCAGCACAGTCGCCAGGGTTGCTCCGCGGAAAAGTTCCACGTTCCGGACGAAGATGCCGTCCGCGAATTCATGCGACGATCGACCGAGGATCAGGTGGATCATTTCCTTGTCGCCCTCATCCTGTGATGCTGCCATCGCGGCCGCCTCCGCTTCCTTGAATTCCTGCTCTGTTTTCTTCCCGAGGTCATCAATTTCGGAAACATCCTGCTGAGACCCCTCTGCTTGCTCCCTGTCTGCCTGCTCCTCGCGTTTCCGCAGTTGTTCCTTGTCTCCACCCTCCTCACGCTCCTGCTGCGTTGTACGCGATTCTGGGGAGAACATGAAGCGGGTCCGAACACCCCTGCCCTGGTTCTTCTCGATGTGGCTGAGAAGGGTTCGGGTATCTTCCGACAGGTCGACCTGCCTCTCCGTGAGAATTTTATGCTGCCGTCCCTTCGCTTCCTCAAACGTCTTAAAGAATTGCGTAGCCGGCTGCATTTCGACGAATGTCCCGTCCTTCTGCCTCACCTCCTGAACGAGTCCCCATCCCTGTTCTGTCTGGACAATGGAAGGAAGCAGGCCGGCCGTCTGTAGGATGTCGAGTTGCTCCCGCGATTCGAGCATCTTCTTCATCGCTTCCCGCGCCCCTATGGCGCCATCGGTCGCTACCTCATCGAGGGATCTGCCATCCATCCCGAGATTCGCCATGGATTCGCGTAACTTCGCCTCCGCTTCCGTGAACTTCTTGCTCTTCGCCAGTTCGGAGATGTCGAGCGCGTCGTCCAGGTTGATGCCGAATCCCCGGAGTAGTTCCGGTTGGGTGAGTGACTGCTGCAATTGCAGGTTGTCCCGGATGCTTCCCGCTCCCGCCCCTAGAAGGACCAGCGGCAGCACCGCGGCGAACAGTTCCGGCTGCCGCTTGATTTGATCGTTGATGATCGCTCTCCACTCAAAGTCCGGGAAGTCCTGCTCCGCTGCATCGACGAATTCCTCCACGATCTCCGCCGACAGCAGTGGCGCCACATCCTGGAAGTTTTCCGTGATCATCTCTGTCACCGTTCCGGATGCGAGTCTCTCCAACCCTCGAACGACCCGTCCCGGTGCCGTCGTGTTCCATACCCACTTGTTGAAAAAATCCGAGACGATCGGCGCCTTTCCAAGCACGATCTTCGCGTTGATTTTTTCCGCCAGTCCCTGGAACGGTGCCGCAATGAGAGAAGCAGTGTGCGCGTTTTCGTCGGAGAGTCCCATCTCCTTCAGTTGGTAAAATCCCTGATCCGCCATTGCCGCGGAGTTCACGACCATACCCACGTAGGGGACCATTGCCATCGCAGTGTAGGGAACCGATCGGGCTGCATCGAGCAGACCTTGCCCAAGCAGACCATCATGCCTCGACGGGTCGACGACTATCTCCGCAGTCTGCCTCATCTGGTTGTGGATGTTGAGCAATTTCTGCTGCCTTTCCAGCTTCTCGATGCCCTGCTGGATGAGTTCAGGGTCCGCTTTCGATCCGGGCCGGACATCGGTGAAAAGTATTTCATCCTCTCCCGCCGCGCTCCGCATGTAGGCAATGTTGGTGATGTCGTCGAGGGTCTCCGGAGTCCCGTAGAAAAGAGGGTTCTCCTGCTTCAGGTATTTGAGCTTCGCCTGGATGTCCGTCCGCTTCAGAGTGCTGATCGGTCCGTACCCCAAGTCCTGAACACCTCGTCCGAAATTCTCCGCCAGTTTCTTCCCGTAGTCCTTGTCGACCCCGTCGGAGAGAACATCGAAATTCCCGAGTAGAAATTTCACCCTGTCCTCCGGCAGGTCTGCCCATCGTTCTGCCATCTCCGCGTAGGAAGAAGGTTTCTCGACCTTGTCACGGGTTCGCCTTCCAACGGTGACCTCCCCAAGAACCTCACCTTCCCGGACCCCGGTCCTCAACTCCATCTGGTCGTGCGTCCAGAGCATGAGTTCCCGCTCTTCGTTCGTCAGGGATCCGTGAATCTTTTCCCGTGCCGACTCTGCGATCTCGCCCCACTTGCTCTCTCGACCTTCGTAGAGCGGATTTCCTGCGAATCTCTCCTCGAGCAGTTCTGCCGTGCGGATCGAGTCATACCCCCGCACCCCTGCTTCCCTTGCCGCCTTCAGGATGTCGTTGTCTGAGAAATTGATGTCCTGCCCCAGTCGATCAAAGAACGCAGGAGCGTCCTCGATCTTCTCGCCGAACACCTCCTCCGAATACTGCGCGATCAGGTCTGGAAGGTATCCGTCGAGAATGTCGTCTGTGATCTCAGGGTTCTGAGCCTGGAAGTATCTGCCGGTGAAAAACGTCTTCACTGCATCCTTGTCCCCCCGGAAGGATTCCTCGATCTTGCCTGCCTTGTCTGGGTCGAGACCGTAGGTCGGGGATGTGAACGCTTTCCGCGCCTCTCCGAACGCTTTCCTCTGCTTCTCCTTCGCCGAGTTCGGGAAAGCTTTCTCGCCCAGGCGTTTCTGCTGCTGGACGTATTTGCTGACCAGGGTGGTCGCCTTCTTTTTGTAGTTCTCGTCGTCTGTCTGTAGCCAGAGTTTCTGCGCCGCCACTGCCTCATCTTCGGTGATCAGGGACGGGCCGGCCGGCCCTACCTGTTTCGGCTGAATGATCGGTTCATCTTTTTCCTTTTCCCTTTCGATCAGATCGTCCGGACTGGGAATTGTGCTGAAAGATTGCTGTGGCATGGCGTGACGTTCCCTGGAGTATCACCCCTGCGGGAACAAATCTCCAGTCAGATCTTGTTCCTCTCCCTCGTCATCCGGAAGGACGATTCCTCCCGCGACCTCTTCCCCTCCTTCTTTATAGTCGCCGGAATACGTGACCGTAGGAGTCCGGAATTCAGGTTCCTCACCGGGCCCGTCTGCATCGATCGGAAACGCCATCGGGTCCGATTTCGCCTTCAGGTAGTTCTCATGCCCCCCGGCTGCATACATGTCGAACGCTTCGCTCCATAACTCATGAGGCATGTTGTTGCTGCCTTCGTGCCGCGCCTTTTCCATGAACAGCATCATCATCATTTTCTTGTTCCGGACGAAAACGTCGTCGATGACCATGTTCGGGTCGAATCCCCTGGGGATGTTATCCCATCCCTCGTTGCCGCCCCGCCACTTGTAGAGGGCATCCTTCAAGGTCATGCCTGTGTATTTAGACGCGAAGAGATCCATGTTCGCGGCTGCACCGTGAACCGGGGTCGGGAACAGTGCAATCTTGTGACCACCTCCAATGATGCCGTACCCCATCGTCGCGTAGAGGTTGTCGCGTTCCCGAGGGTATGCTGCCCCAGGGTTGTTGTATCGAACGTTTGCGTTGACCCCGTTCTTCGGGATGTCGTTCCTCACCGTATGCTGATCCTTCCTTACCTCTACGGTCTGCATGATCTTCATCAGGTTCTGCGGACCCTCATACCTGACCGGCTGACCGTAACCGAATCCACCTTGGCCGCCGGAGATGCGTCGTGCATTCATCACGCGTGATCCATAGAAGTCGTTCGGGTCTCCCATGTTCATCACCTTCCTCTTCACCGGTCCGCCCATCGTGTTCCGACCGATCATCTCTACGGCACCAGTGCGAGGGTCTACCGCAGTGACGATCTCCACATGCGTCTCCTCCCGTCCGTGAGTGGCGTTGTAAGTATCGCGGAAGAAAACCAGGTCACCGGGCTGGATCCCCTGTGGCGGGACGTATGCGCCGATCTCGTCCCTGTTGAGACCAGCGGCTGAGTCAGTCATCTTCCCGCTCATGTTGATGCCGGAATCCTTCATCACGTTGGAGATGAAGTCGGCGCACATAGCCGGAGTCCCCTTCTTGTAGTGCTGCCCCTCCCATTGCATTGCCGTTTGCAGCACTCCTCCTGCATGGATGCTGGGTGGTCCGAACTGCTTGATCGAGCCTGCATTGTTCGCCGGAATCACCCCGCTCTTCGCAGAGTAGCCTCCCACGATCGCCTGCCCGGTCGAGCGTAGACCCCCGGACGAATTATAGATCTCCTCAGTGCTAAATGTGGGAAGAGGTCTCATCGATGGCGACGGTGACGGTGCCGCTCCCTCCGCCGGTGGCAGTTCCTCCATTGTTGTGCCGGACCTCTTCAGGGCATCGTCGACGAGTTTCATGGTAGCGGCCAGGGCATCGTTGTCACCCTCCTCCGCCTGCTTTGCTGCTTTCTCCATGAGCGAAGCGGCGCCCTTCGGTTCTTCGGGTGCCTCTCCTGCCGGACCGTAGTATTTCATCCCTCCGGGTGCTGCCTTGTCCCCCAGGATTTCCTTCGCCTTTTCGCGACCTCGTTTCTGATCGATGCCTCCGGCGCCGCTTCCCATCGCGTCCATTGCTTCCTGCATGCTGCCATACTTGCCGCTCTCTACAGCTTGCTTGAATTCCTCCTGTGCGTTGAGGTAGTCCTGATACTGGCGATTCTCACGGTTCCGGTCGATGACGTATGCCTCCTTGTCCTTCTCGTAGTCCTTTTTGTTCCGGACCTTTTGCTGGTCCTCCCATGCCAGGTCGACCTCGACCATCGTGCCTCCGGTCACGTTGTCGATGTCATCACCACCGAACCATGCTCCAACGAAGTCCCGGAATCCTCCAGGAAGAGTGATCAGGTTCTCCCCTGACTTCAATTCTTCCGGAGTCGCCGGCCGGACGAATTTGGGACGACCTGTCAGCGGATCGACAATTTCCGTCATTTCGCCAACAGGCACCTTCCCTCCATCGGTGACGTAGTTTCCGAACATCCTTCGCTTGAACTCCGAATGGGCATCCGAGGCGTTGATCGCTTTCGCGTCTCCGTTCTCCTTCGCAAAGAGCATGGCGGAAAGGTCTTTGATCTCTTCGGCTGCCATGCCCGAGACTTTCATGCCCATCAGGATCCGGCGCTTACCCATCCCTGACTTGTCCGTCTTCGGATCCCATTCCGAAATCTGACTAAGAAACTTGGTTCGCCTCTTTGCTGATGCCTCCAGTCCTCCCGCCATCCGTTCATTCAGGATGCCCTGAAAATAGGAATCGATCTCCAACCCTTTTTCCTTGGCGAAAGAAATTGCAGCGGCCGGAGTTCGGATCTCCCCCTCCGCAATAAGGCGGCCTGCTTCCTCGAGTGGTTTTTCGATCGATTGCAGATAGACGTTGTCGGCTGCCTCCAGCAGACTCTCACGCGCCCCTTCCGGAAGGTCGGGCCAATTCTTTGCGAATCCATCCGGACCAGGTTCACGCAGCATGCGGGAAACCTTCCGCGCCTGCCCGTCTTCGATCATTCCGCGGATGTCCCTTTGCGCCTGCCCTGCCTTGTAGGTCTTATTCAACTCGATCTCCAGAACCTTCTTATCGTTGTCGTCGAGAAACTGCGATGCCCGGATCTTTTGCAGACCTGCATCGAGGTCACCCTGCTCCGCGAAGATGAACGACTCTTCCTTGATCAGTTCGGTCTCCCGCTGGGTGAGGGCATCCTCAAACCCCTGCATTGCCTTGTCTCGTTCCTCATCGGAGAAAATGTTGTTCTTGTGGAGTCGATCGATGATCGAAATGCCGCCATTCACATTCAGTTCCTCCACAGCAGTCTGGAGGTCCAACTCTGACGCCTCCTTGGCCTGCTGGACATTCGATCTCGCTGCATCGATGGCGAGCGTTCCCCGCCCTTGAATGTATTTCGCCTCAATCGCGGAGCGGACGGCAAATTCGTTGTCCTTGCTGAATTGGATGTCACCGGTGACCAGACTCTCGTTGAAGTCCGACATGCGTCTGTCGAATTCCGGCACCCAGTTCTCCGGCGCCCCGGGGTTCTGCGCCCTCCATTCCTCGAACCCGTTCACGACCTGGGCATATCCCATCTTCACCTTGTGCTCATCGCGGATCTGTCGGGCCGCCATGTTCGCCTGCTTGAACTGCCCAAATCCCTGGAACATCGAGCCGACTGCGTTGGCAATAGACTGCAAACCTTTCGCCTTTGCGGTGTAGATTTCCTTCGGAATCAGGGGCATTTGAGACTTGTCCCCGAGAACCTCCAACTGCTTCGCGACCTCCTGCATGGCGCGCTCCTCACCAGAGAAGTCCACTCGAGGCAAAGAGTTGTCTTCTGTGGGCATGCTGCCCCCTGTCGGAGCGGATGCTTCTGCTATATGCTGGGGAATGAATGCCATGACTACCCGTTGTTCTTGAATGGGGTGAAAATAGAGTCCGGGACTACCCCGTCAACACAAGCTCCGAACACATACGATTTCCCCTCCACGACCATCGGGATCTTCAACACCGTCCACTCCTTCGCCGGGTTGTCTGGTCCCTCTGGATAGAGAACCATCTGGTTCACCTTCTCTGTGAAAATCTGCCCGACTCGAGCCTCGACTACGTGCATGTCGTTGGCGACATACTTCGCCGAAACTTCACTTGGATACCTGCGAAGAATGTTGATGGGAGTCCAGAAGTTTGCGCGATTGATGTGAAAGATCGTCGAATAGGAGTCATTCAGGTACCAGTTGTTTTTGCCGACCTCATGCAACCATGCAGGGTAGGGCATCGAATTGAACACCAGTTCGATCAGTTGCTTTGCGTCCTGCGGTACGCTTGTCACCTCGTATCGTCGAAGCAGATCGCGGACCTCTGAATTCTCCTTTCGGAGATCCCGGTTCGCCTCATAGAGCATCTTCAATTCTTCGGCCTTTACTTTGCTCTCTGCCCGTAGTGAGTCCAGTTCCCGAGTGAATGCTGCCAGGTATTTCTCCTCCAGCGTTGCCGCGGAAACCTTTGCTGCGGTTTCCACATCGGCGCGGAAAACGTAGTGGTAGCCGAGCCAACTTGTGATCAAGCTGATTATAGCCAGGGCGACTGTAATCCCCGTCCCTTTGAGTCCTTTTTTTACCGTGTCGCTCATGGTTGTGGAATTGCCCAGTTTACGTAGACGAATGTCCCGTCTGCTTTATCTCCCACTCCCTGCCCGATCATCACCCCATCTGGAGTGACAAGCGATGCGCAGGAATGCAGGAACAGTGTGGAGGCTAGAAAAACGGTTCTCATTAGTTGTACTGATAGACTGGCATCGTGTAGCCGGAAATGCCAACAGAAGTCGGTGCCACAGATGTCTGTGCGGCTGCCGATCCGGAAGGCATGAATCCCTGGAAGCTTGTCGTTGCCCCTCCTCCAGAGGCGCCTCCCATCACTCCGCTGATCATTCCGCCGATTCCGGAGATTGCGCCGGCGACGGCATTGGCTGCCACTCCGTCTGCTTCTGCCTCCATCAGTTGCCGGTTGACCATAGCCTGTCCGACATCGGAAGAGTATTGCGCCCGGATCCCTGACTTCTCGAGGTAGTTGGCGAATCCCTCAAGCTTTCGGGTCCGCCTGAACGACCTCCGATTTGCTTTCAGTTTGTAGTGACTCCACTTCAGAGCGTATTCCTGGTTGGCTACCTCACTGAGACCTGCGGCCCGATTATAGGTCATCTCATCGTAGAGGTCACCCATGGTCATCGTGAACTGCTCCGCGGAGTCTGCAATGACCTCCGCTCCGCTTAGTTCACCCACCGCACCGGACGCGCCGATCACCGCTCTCTGCGATCCCTGCATACGCTCGAACGCTTCCGAACTCCGATTGATGTTCTCACGGTCCTGCTTCGTTCGGTATTCGATTTCCTCCGAGAGTCGGCGAATATTCCTGCGCCGGCCCATGTTCTCCATTGCCTCGAATCCAAAATTGATTGCGGTCTCCAGGTAACCAATCCGTTGTGCTGTGCGTCTGGTCAACGCTCCGGCGATTCCGAAGTCACGCCGGGTTTCCGCGTTGTCCATCTCCAACTCGAAATTGTCCTGGGCCGCCTCCTTCAAGGCTGCCGACTGACCGAGTCCTCCCGCGAGACCAACGAGTGCTGCTATGCCTGCAAAGATCATTTTCCGTCTACCATGGTTTTGAGTGTGAATGCCGTGATTGAACACGGGAAGGGCGAATCTGTTTGGAATGTGGTATCAATCGACTGTCGGGAATCGGCGTTGATCTGAACGTCGTCGACCTGGCCGGTGAACCAGGGTTCGGTCTCCCCCATCAATGTATCATAATCTCGCAGAAGAAACTCGCTAAAAGTTCCCTCCGGGTGGTCCGACACCTTCAACCCGAGAGTTTTCCAGACGTTCACTGAGCATCGTTGAGTGAGAAACTTCCGGCCAAGTGAGGTGCCGGTTTCGCTCCCCAGTTCCGATCGTGTAGGCTGCATCGTGGAGGTGTAAGGGAGTCCCGCGACAACCCGGGTCGCCGGAGTCGTGAGAATAATCTGACCACCCGAGACCACCTGAGCGGGGATCTCCGCCCCGTCTGCCAGTCCGGTGACCGTCTTGCCCTCCAGGTGGCTGAACCCGGGAAAGGTAGTGGTAGGCGCCCCTCCGTCGACGGTGACCGCAGAATCCACGTAGACCACCGAGGTAGTCTCGTCGTCCTCCAGTTTCTCGAGCCATAGAGGATCCAGCCTCTCGAGGTAGTAGACGGTCGACCCGTTTACCTCCCGCTCGACCACGACCCAGACAGAGTCCCCCAGGGCATTCTCACCGCTTGTGATCGCGACAGACCTGACCAGTCCATCGGTGACATGAGGTGACCACCCGATCACGTTCTGTGACTGATCGATCGTCATTGCGATGAGTTTGCCATCGTTGGTCACGCACCACAGGATGGGGTCCGGCTGCACCTGAAACTGGTATTCCTTCACTCCGTTCCGAACAAGGTGCTCTGCGAGTGCGGTCAGGTCGTCCGAGATCCCGCCCTGCTCCCCGCCATACTGAAACTGGCGCAGTTTCTTCTCCCCTCGCTCGAGCAGGACCACCGTGTCGGAAGCAATGATCGGAGTCTTCTGTGCCGTGCCGATCCTGGATTGTCGGCGGACGAAAATGTTCCGGGGCGTGACTGGAGTCTGCTCACTGGTCAGCAATGCCCATTCTTCCGACTGCGTGAAGATGAGGAGAGCGACATGCGACAGCATCGACTGGATCGGGGAAGAGTCGTCAGCCGATAGCGTGAAACCGATCGCGTCGTCGTCGTAGGCACCGTATCGAAACCACCGGAAGTCGTTCGTTCGGGATAACCAGGTCGTATTAGGTTGGGCATTTGTGCCTGCGAACACAAGGCGTTGCTCGTGAAACGTGCAGGCCCGGGGGTATCCGGTAGCCGGCGAGAAACTTCCCAGTCTGAATATGTCGGTCGCTCCGGTTCCAAAGATTGCCGTCTTTACCGTTGCGGTGCAGGTAGCACGATCGGTCATCGCAGTGATTTCCGCCCATCCTGTGTATTCGGAGTCTTCTACCTCCAGAACCGCGGACGGGTTCCCCTGGTGGGAGACCGTTGTATAGGACATCCGGATCTCACTTGGTTTCTCGCTTGTTGCTTTCCATGCGATGTTTCGCAGAGCGTCTGCCGGTGACTCGAACGACCGAATCGTGTCCCATCCCCCGTTGAGGTTCTTGACCTCCACATCCAGCGACCCCTCCCATGTTCCATACGTTGTCAGGGTGTAGTCTCCCACTACCGTGATGGAAGAGGAATCTGCTGTGGCATCGAGAGCAAGGGTCTCTGAGACTCTGGGGCGCCTGTGCGTCACCTCCACTGCCATTCCGATGTGATCGTTCAGGGTCTGCGAGTCGAGGAAAACATCGTCAGAAAAGGTGAGAGTAACACTGCCGGTGGTCCCTGATGCCGTGACCGTGATGTCCGACTCGTTGCGTTGCCTCATCGGCGGCCAATCAAACACCGTCTCGACCATCGTCCATGAATCATTGCCCGACCCGTCGACCGTGAGAGTCAACTCGTAGGGTGGGTGATTTGGGTGGGTGAAGAATGCGATGTTGTTCAGTTGCTTCATCTGCACCTCGAACAGTTCGGTCTCCAGGTAGGGAGTCGTCAGGGAGACGCCAGAAACCTTGGTCCCGTCGTCGTCCCAGACCTCCATCTTCAGTGCGGAGAGCTCAAGGACGAACTGCCTTGCTGCCGTCGGTCTGAATGCGATGAGTCGTGCGTTTCCTACCAGGGTGCCTTCGTAGAGCATGCCGGGCCGGCGTTGTGCTGTGCCGTAGATCCGCGGAAAGAAATTACGAAGTATGCGGCACCCAGTCGGGAACTTCGGCAGGTCTCCACGGGTATCGAGCAGAGGTGAGAATTCCCCGGCTGCACAGGAGTTTCTGAGAATGTGAAGAGCCATTATCGTAGATAGCGAATGATCTTGTTGCAGATGTAGGACGGCTGGAGGTTGTTGTGCGCCTCGACCGCATCAGTATCGGATACCAAATCGGTATTTCCGGTCTTGTCGCTTCCCGTGTGATTCACCAGTGCCGTTCCTCCTCCTGGAGCCCTGGATAATTCCGCACCTCTGACCCCGTGCCGGTGACTCTGAATCCCCGACTCCTGACCCGTGAGCAAATGCGCGTCTTCGCCGAAATGGTGATTCAGGTGAGTAGTGGTCTCCGTGCCGATGACCGCTGCATCGGTTCCACCCATGTCCCCCCTCCCCACTCCGACCCGGTCGCGACAGTCCGGAACATTGAATGTCGTCGACCAGAAACTGCTGGAACCCGCACTGGCAGTAATCGCGCCAGGGAAAGCACTGTTGAGGGGTGATGTGACCGTGAAGGTTGTGGTCGTTGGAGTCGTGAGCACAATCAACGGTATATGCCGGGGATCGGAGATCCCGGACGCAGAAGTCCAGCCTGCGGAGAAACTGGATGCCCCCTCCAAAAACATAATATCACCCACGGCGAGAGTATGCGCGGAAGTTGTCGTGAGTGTGGTGGACCCAAGTGTCCAGGAAATAGTGGAAGCTTCCTTGTCTGAGAATGCCCCGATTACCTCACCCTTCCCGATCTCCCGAGCCAGTTCCGAATACCCTCCATTGAGTCTCGACGAGTATGCCGATCCATCGCACCAGAGAAACTTCGGAGGGAGGCGCCATCCGAAATGCTCCTTGCCTTCGCCGATGATGTTGTCATCGAGCCGGCGCTCCTCTGATGCAGGCTGACTATTTGGAATGGGGGATAGCGTCTTCACCAGTCAGAGTCGAAATACCCGGTTCCATGCCGAGAACGTCTGCTCCATGTTCTGCTGGTCGCAAATGGCGGGATGACCTCCGGGTCGTCTTCCTGCGCGTTCGTTTGCTGTGCTTCGGGCAATGCCATCTCGCTGAACTTCGCCAACAGCATTGCCTCCTTCTCAGAGTCTTGCGTTAAAATCTGGGCAAGCATATGCCCCAGTTTCAGGCTGAATGCCTCGATGAACGTTTCGTCGAACTCCCCTGGATCCGTGACCCTCCGGATGTAGGTGACCTTGGCGGAGTCTGCTTTGGTGATCAGGTTGCCACTCTCGATCGAGTAGAATGCCTGATTCATGAATGCCTCCTGTCCGTTGAGCGTGACAATGCGAAGGCAGTCAGACGGGAGTGGGTAGGAGTAGGCCGGCCCGAATGCGGGTGCCGTAGCTGACGCAGTCAAAACTGCGCGAGTGATTGCAAAGTTCCACGGGTGAGACCGCAGAAGAGCATCCCTACACAGTGGGTAAATCCGACGAACCTTGTCCGCCTTCGGTGAGTTCTCCGTGTATGACGCTATGCCACTCTGCCCGAGATGAGATAGTGCCAGGTTTGCGATCGTCGTGTCGGTGTAACTCATCAGCGGGGAAAGCGCCTCGAGGTGGATAAGTCCCCGAGGCGCCCATCAGGTGGGTGATGTGGGAAGAATTATCCCATTTCCTCATCCAGATAGCTGATGAGAACCTCCACGATGTCACCGCTCACGATTGCCGTAACGGCAGTGATGGTGAGGATCAGGAGTTCCCCTTCGTTGACCTGGACGAGAGCATTGCCAGAGGGACGAGTGAAGGCGACAGAGTCGTCGTTCACTGCGACCGCACCGGTGAGTGCTGTGACGGTGGTGCCATCGGTCCCGAGTTTCTCGAGGCGAAAGCTTCCATTGATTGCCCCGTTCAAGGACGTTACCCGACACTTTTCCGGGATGACGTAGGCCGTCTTCGCCGGAAGGAAACAGAGTCGGATGTCATCGTCCCCGGATGGGGTCGCGTCAAACGTGTAGGCTGCCGGTTTGGCAACCCGTTCAGCATGCACCAGAGTCCGGTGGGAAGGCATCGCGTTGCGAGTCTTCTTCCGATTCATCTGGGATGTGTAGAGAGGGTGGTCAGTGAGAAATGCCATGATTCAAAATTCCTTTCTGTTGATGTTGATCCTCTACCGATTAAGGCGACCTGTCGCAGGCGATGGTCACGACGGTTTTCTCGAAACGGCGAAGGACGCAGTACTTGCTGTAAGCACTGATCTGAATCGCGTGATCCAGGTCCGGTCGCTCATCGAACTTGATCTTCATGTCGTCAGGGACAACAATCAAACCGCGCTCTTTCGAGTAGACAAAGCAGGTCGCAATATCGGTCGAACTCGAGTGTTGAAGTCGGTTCGTGATGATCACATCCATGCCGTAGAGTTTCTTCTCTTTGCCTTCGTGCCATGCGCCGATCATGTTCGCCCAGACCTCATTCGTTGCCGTCTTGAGGTACTGCAGAAGGTCACGCTTCTCTGCTGGTCCCATGGCGACTGCGATCTCTTCTTCGTCGCAGAAAATGTCATAGGTTTCGAGAATGCGAACTGCCTCTTCGAGCTTCGCCGGAGTCATGCCGATGTTAGCGGCAGGAGACTCTCCGAACTGGACCCCGACCTGCTGAGAGGAGGGGAGATCGATTGCATCGGTATAGGATTCCGCGCCACCGTATTCGGTCTGGTCACAGGCGAGAGCGACAAGCGTATCGACCTTTCGGTTCCACGCACGGCGCATTTCTTCCTGCACTTCCGAATCGGGTTGGCCCAACATTCCGAGAAAATCGTCGTCGACTTGGTCGAATACGACTTGGCACTTGAAGTCGCGTTTTACCGCTTCCCGTGCTTTTCCCGTGACCTCAGTGAGGGTGGAGTTCGTCAGGCGACCCGTTCGCTCCGTCCACTCGACTTCATCGATGTCGTTGTAGACTTTGCTTTTGCCGGCCCAGTTATCAACGCGAACGCGATTCCCGAGTCGTTGGATCTCCTGATTCACATTGTGATCCCAGTTCTCGGCGAATTCGCGCCGGTAGTGCTCTGGGATCTCCAAAGATGGAGATAATGCCATTGTGTTTTATTCAGGTTCTAAGTGGTTGCTTCACCCTCGAATCGGTAGGCTCTCATGAGGCCGTTTCGGGAACGGTGAGAACTCTGTGCCGGTATGCCTGAATAGGGCCGCTACTGAGCTGTGAAGACGATAAGCCCAAACATGGCGACATGGCAAGAAAAAAAAACCCTCCCCCCAGGAACTGCTTGCCAGGGGGAGGGTGTGATGACGAAACGACCTTTGCCGTAGAGGTAGAACCCTAGCGTTGTGGTTCTCCACTGTCAACGGATTGCTTCAAGAGGTTCCGAACCTTCTCGCGAACCATCTTGTTGTCCGGGTGAGAAGAGTTGTGATACGCGTCATATTGCGCATTGCTCTTGTCGTGAATGATCGACTTTGCCTGCGCTCCGAACGACATATCGGTCGGTGTTCCCAGATCTTCGGTCACCTTGCCTTCCTGAACCCTGCCGGCAATTGCCCCGAGCAGTTTCGCCACTCCGGGAATCTTCAGTGCCTCCTGGTCCTCCGGCGCCATGCCGAATTCATTGGCGAGATGCTTCACCTGTGCGGTCTTCCTCTCGTAGTCGCGCCCCCAGGTTTCTTGCAGATGCTTCTCAGCCTCCTGCGCCTCCTGCTGCTCCTGATGCTGTAGGGTCTCGAATTCCTTGATGTCCGCCTTCAGGAAGTAGTTGAACATCTTCTGCGCGAGTTCTTTCGGTGCTCCAGCCTCTGCTGCGAATGCCTCAAAGGCTTTAATTTTCTCAGCTTCGACCTCGCTACCCTCGGGCAGGATACCATCCTCCGGTTTGATCTCATACTTGTCCGGGGCGTCAGGGATCCCCATCTTTTCCCGATAGGCCGCCACCACCTCTTCAGGCGAATCCTCACTCGGGATCTCCAGGAGGTGATCGGTCTTCTCTCGGTATTTGGACATGAAGTCCCGTCCGGACTGAACCATCTTGTCGAACGATGAAAACTGCTGGAGGTAGTTCTCATGTCCTTTGAGGGATTCGATCCCGTCATACCAATTCTCGCGGAACTCCAGGCTGCCTTCCTCTTTGAAGATTCCGGCCGGCGCAGATCCACCGATGCCTCCACCCTGATCGGATCCAGCAGCACCAGCATCACCAGCATCACCGGCATCACCGGCACCTCCACCGATGCCACCTTCACCGCCCTCCTCCTCCTGAACTCTTGGGAATCCTTGTATTGCTCTTTTCCACATCTATTCTCCTTTTGTTGTTGTTCAATCTGTCGACTAGAATTGGCCGCGCCGGCGACCGTAGACCCGGCGGAACTTCTTCGCGCCCCAGTTCCTCTTCCGCCATGCAATCACCAGAGGATCCTTGTCCCCCAGCATCTTGTCCGGCATCGGGCAACCAGAGGCAATGTCCTCGCGCATCGTGACTCCGACATCCCCGGGTTTCACTTCGCCATTCTCGCCCTCGAACTGAGACGCGAGGTTGACATCCGGATCCGGTGCGTCGTCGTCGTCCAGGTCGTCGAGGTCATACTCTGACTCCCCTGTCTCGCGCTCGCTGAGAATCTCCCGCTTGCGTTCTGCGTCCCGTTCCTGCTTCTGCTCGAATTGCGATGCATCCTTCAGACGCTTGAGTTCCCGTCGCGAGATGGTGACATCGTCGTCGTCGTCGTTCACCACCTTGTTGGTCTCCTCAGAGGGGGCGGGTTCGCTTGCGGTGCGGGATTCAACGTCCCCGCCCTCCTCTTCGGAAATCTCTTCCACCACATCGCCTCCAGCGACCGGCGCCGGCAGGGTCTCATCGGGCATGAGGTTGTTCTCTTCGAGTTTCACGCGTAGTGCGTCGACTCCCTCGTTTACATTGGCCTTGATGCCCTCCCCGTGGAGAATATCGACCATTTCCTGGCGTGTAAGTTGTTCACTCATGTTCTATCGATTAATGCTGGTGGTAGTTGGAGTAGATCCGTGTTGTTGCTTGTGTGTATGAGGAAGGAGAGCGTAGAGATCTCCCCGTCCAGAAATGCTGATTGTGATGTCGAAAGTGATTCGTGAAATCGCGGCTGCATCGGGTGAGTCGACTGGACAAGCTCACCCAGGATGATGCGTCCCTCCGGGGTGTGGAGAATCTCTTTGCATGCCTTCGCGAATCTCTCCTGCCGTCTCTTGTGATCCTGGGGTTTTTCCCCTACCCGAGGGGATGCCACTCTTTCGCTGATGTTCATCCGTTATGCTGCGACCTGTTCCATGTTCTTGACCGCTTCCGACTCGTTCTTCACCGCTTGTGACTCCTGCAATGCCATCTCCTGCTCCTGCAAACGCGCCTGCTCTTCCGCTCTTGCTTCGCGCATCCGGCGGACATCAGACTCCGGCATGATCCAATTCTCCGGAACCCCTTCGTTCCTTCCGTATTCGCGGACTGCTGCGTCCCAGTTTACGTGGTCGACCACGCCAGGGTTCAGTTGAGCGAATGCACCCAGTGATTCAAAGTATCGACCGAATGATTCATTCTCGAGTGCCTCAATCTGCAATGCCATTCGGGAAGAGTAGACCATTCGAGGGTCGGGGATGTGGATCCCGTTCTCCATCTGGATCTGCAATTGCTTGGGAGGCGGAGGGTATGCCTGCATGCGCAGCAGGGCGCCAAACGCTCTTCGTCCCAGCGGGTTGAACACCTCGACCATCTTGGCGGCGAAGGTCGGCGAGAATGCAGGGAGTTGGTCCCGTTGCCGTTGCACGATCTCCGTAGCAGTCACTTCCTTCCCGGGAGGAATCTCACTCATGACCTGAAACAGGTGGTTGTGAAAGGCGCGGCGAATGTTGTTCTGTCGCCACTCGACCCGATCGACTCCGGCAGGGTAGCTTCCATTCTCGAGCCATATCTTAGGAGTCTTGTTCGGGTCGGTGAAGGTGGTGACTCCCCCCGGTCGCATGTCGATCTTGCCCTCATGGTCTACGTGCGCCAGAACGCGAGGGACCACCAGAGTCTCAACCAGTGAGTCGAGGAACATCTGCTGCTCGTTGAGTTGTCGCATGTCAGGGGTTGCCTGCCATCCGGGGCCGAATCCCCATGCCGTGTCGGTGTAGGTCATATGACGGTGAACGAAGGTCGGCATCGACCATGCCCCCTCCACGGAGCACTCCACCTTGTCGTCGACCGCAATCCAGATGATTGACCAGGGCATGCCGGTCGCATCGATGTAGCCTCTCTGGATCTCGTTGTTCGGAACGACTACCCGGGTGAACATGAACTTCGATTTGTCGATGCGTTGCGGATTCCGCCATGCTTGGAGGACCGATTTCCCCACATTCTCTTCCCCGAACTTTTCGACTGCTTGTCGAGGCGTGAATTCCTTGTCCTCGAACACCGTGTCGACATTTCCTCGCATGTCCTCCAGGATCGAGTAGGAACCGATTCGCATCGTCCGGAAGTTGAGACCAAGGACGGGGTCCGTGTCCATATGCATCGATCCCGTGCCGAACACCCCGTCGTCGAGGTAGAGTTTGTGAATCTCACGGTAGAAGTTGGAATTCGCGAGAACCTCCCGAGTGACCTCCGTGCATTTGGAATACCAGGATGTGATCTCGTCGTCGCCTTCCATCTGCTTCGGAGGCGCGAACTTGAACCACGCAGTTTCCGATGGTGATAGCCACGCCATGCAGCCGGCCGCGTAGGATGAGGCTGCCTCGCTGCCTACGGAATCGAAAAGCGCAGACTGGCGGGAGGTGTTCGGTTGGGTCCGGTGCTTCTCGGTGCCGATATTGTCGATATTCTGGCGGAAGTAGTTTGCCTGCTCGCGCCAATGGGAGTGGAAGAATGTCCGCATGTTTTCGGCATCCTTCCTCCGTTGGAGTAGTTTCTCGACTCTGGATTGCATCTACTTGGGTCCGCCCATCGGCGATTTCGGTGCGCCCAGGTATCCACCCCGCGGCATGGTTTGAAGGACTCCGAACCGGGTGCGGTTGCGTTTCCTCGGATCGGTTTGATTGCTTCCCGTTCTCTCGTCAATGATCTCGGTCTCAGCCGGAATCGGCTCGAGGTTCTCCTCGATGAACTTTGTGTATTTTCCCCGGAGAACCTGATACCGCTCTTTCTCCTTCTTCCGGATGTCCGACCACCTATCCCGCATTTTGGAGGCTTTACGGCGCGCCTTCTTGCGTCGTCTGCGGTTGTTTCTTAGCAGTTGGTAAAATGCTTCGCCGGCCATGATTCAAAGGGGTGAATGTCCACACAGTGCCAGAAATACCGGCATCAGTCAAAAGTAAAAACTACCCTCGGGAACGGTCGCTCACCGGTTGCTTCGGGAATTCGATGACCTTGCTCCCGTTCGGCTGAATGATTTTCGGCCTCGGTCGGTCCGCTTCCTTCACCTCCTTGACGGCATTCGCGGCTGCCTTCTTGACGCCTTCGTTCGGGTTCCCGGGCGCCTTGTCGAGGTCGTCCTTCATCGAATAGTTCTGCCGTCCCTCGACGAATCCGGTCTCGACACAGATCAGGCGGAAGGGTGACTTGCCCGAGGTGAACGTGATGAGCGTAGCCCAGGCGCCCTCTGCGAATTTGCCCTTCATCCGGCGGAATCTCTCCCCCAGGTAGACCCACTGCTTCTGCTCCTTCACGTATACCTGGATCGAGTATTGGTAGTTTCTGTTCATCGTTTTATGCTCCCGGTCTGATTACGGTTGGACCCCTGCCCGACCGTCGAGGCGCGGAATCCTTAATTGTTGTGATGTTCGCCTTCAAGCGTCTTCCTCCGCGGCTGCCTACCGTAGCCCTGATCAGTCCTGCTGTCTCGCCTTCTTTGATCATGCGCAGAGCATCCGCGGCGTGAGAGTTTCTGTCGTGGACCGGCGTCTCAATCGCTTTCCCCGTGCTTGACTCGTTGTCGACCCGGTAGTTCACCAATCGCTCCCGCCCCTTCTCCGTATTCGCTCGATGGAACAGGAACCGCGGGAATGCCTCTTCGGTCGCGTTGATGCCGACCCAGACAGACTTCGTCCGCGGCACGATCCGGATGTTTGAGAGTCCGGCCTGCGTGAACTTGTCAGCGATCGATTCTCCCGTGTCCGTGTCTCGCTTGCCATCGTGCGGGAACAGATGGACCCCGAGAGGGTATCCCTTCGCGTTGATAGCCGCGACCCTGTCGACCGGGGTGAGGTTCTTCTCGAGCATGCAATCGACGATCCGGATCTCCTGCCCGATCATTTGGAAGAACCAGGTCACGGTGTTGAACGGAGTCCCGAGATCCCATGCAGTGTGAACCAGAGCGGACCGATCTATCGGGAAGTTGATGATTCTCTGCTCCGCCTCCGCCTCATCCAGATAGGGTGCATAAATGGCGCCCTTGATCGGTGCAGCGAATGCCTCTGCCAAGGTCGACGGGTATTCTCGCTTCGTCGCGTGGCGGTATTTCACCTTCCTTGCCGCATACCACTTCTTCTGCTCCTGGCTGAATCGCTTTCCCAGTTTCGACTCCAGTTGCTTGAAGTATTCTTCTGTCTCCTTTGTGATGGATCCCTCTGTCTCGATCGCTTCCGGGTCGTCGTGCCATGGGAAAAAGTAGATGACGCCCTTCGCGTTTGGGTCGTTGCGAAGGATCGGCTCGACCAGTTCCCAGAGTTCCCCCTTCTTTCCTCCCATCCATGTCGTCTCGATGACCGTGCGTCCTTGTGAGGCGGCCGGCATGGCACCAGAGACGATCTCCTGTGCTCTCTGGTCATCCATTGCTGCGATCGGTCCCATCTCTGAGATGTGGAGCATGGAGCAGTCTCCGCCCCGGGCTGACACACTTGCGTAGATCGATGACTTCTCTGTCTTGCTCTCCCCCCTTGCGATGACTGAGAATTCCTTCTTCGATTCGCTCAGACCCTGATACGACTGCCGGATCAGCGGGTGCATGTTGTTGAAGGCGAACTGAATCTGGTTGTCCATCTTCTTCTTCGCGTCGTTCTCGGTTCGGTCGATGAGTTCACCGGTCCACCCGTGATTGAAGACAGAAGAGTCCACCTGGAAGATGTTGAGACCGGTCGAGAGTCCCAGACGCCGTGACTTGATTATGATGATCAGGTCCGTGGGATTGTCGATCAGTCTCTGGAAAATCGCTCTCTGCTCCGGCCGCGGATAGAACGGAATCGCTTCGCCGGATCCCTGCTTCTTGCATTTGTAGAGGTGCTTCAGCCTCCACATCTGATTGCGCAGATCCTCTGGAGTGAACGACTCAATCATGCCTCAGTATTCGCACAGAAACTCAGCCAACGCCATCTGGTCCGCTTCGTCGATCGTTTCGGTAACCGGGCCGGCTTGATCGTGAATCTCGATCGTGACCTTCCCGTCAGCATCCCTGGTAAAGATGACAGGACCGTCCGCGGATTCCAGCCGGAGGGTGTTCGCTTCCTTGCATTTGCGACACAGTTTCTCGGTGTCATCGGAGATGTGGTCTCCGCAGTTGTGGCAGTATTCACTCATTTTCCTTTTCCTTAGAGGTTCCGCGGATGTCGCGAATCAAATCCAGAAGGGTATCACCTACCTCACCGTTCAGGGAATCCCGGTCGAGTCCGGTAAGCTTGCCGATCTGCTGCAACGCGAATTGCTTGGAGATCATCTTCAAATTGCACGACCGCAGTTCCCCTTCCTCCCCGTAGGTTTCGCGCTTTTCCTCCACCATCCATGAATCCTCATCGACATGGGAGATGGGAGTGAACACGATCTCCTCGTAGAATCCAACCAGGTCGGCAAGGGTGAAATCCGCCTCCTCACGGATCCGATCGAACACCCGGTCAAGCTCAGCGGCAATCTTAGGTTTTCGTAGCATCCGATGACCAGTCACTGCGCATACATTCGCCGCTCCTTTGTATCCTGCATGACGATAGGACTGGGTTGCATTCCCCGTGAGAGCGTAGAGGTGGACGAATCGCCACTCCTTCTCTGTCAGGTCCGAGCGTTTCGGCCGGCGTGGAATCTTCAGCTTACTGGGATCTACTGCTTCCATATCAGTTCATTCCGTGTCGTTCAGCATACTGTGCCAACGCGTCGAAGTCATCATTTTTCATGAATGCCACTTCCTCGAGGCACATCATGAACTTCCCCTGGTATCGTGACCGAACATGACTCTTGGCGGAATCCGGTGAGTCTGCCCAGATCATCAGCGGGTGCTTCCATCCCACCAGTCTCACGTTGAAAAGTCCCAGCATGCATTCGCCGGACTCAGTCTCTTGCTTTTCCATATGTTGTATCCGTTACACGTTCGATGATCAATTTCTCCTTGGCAATCTCTTTCCGGATCGCGGTATCCTGGTGCTTGGTCAGTTTTCCTGTGATGATGTAGTCCCTCCGCTTTCCTGACCGATCGGAGGCTACGTAGGTTCGAGTTGTTCTCATCTCCTTCCCTCCCTTGCTGCGTCGTAGGCGAGATCCCCCAGGTAGTCGCAGTGATCGCAGTTCCCCGGTTCGTTCCCGTGGACGCATTCGGTTTCCTCTTCCGGTTCCTCACAGCAGTCGCAAGGGTATTTCTGACCGCAGTCCTCACACTTCCAATCCGGCGGATCCGGTTCGTAGATTTCGCAGTCGTCCATGGGCCATTTCGCGCCGCAGGATTCGCAGACGTAGAGGAATTCTCCATCTGGCGTTTTCTCATAGTCGCCTGCATACCCGTCTTCGCATTCTGGACAATCAGGAGGTTCCGGTTCTTCGGGTGGATCGAGGTGGTAGTCGTTCATAATTCAATTTTAATTCCGCTGGAGATACTGGCGCGGAGAATCTGGACCTGTTGCCAACCTTCATCGGCTCGCGTTTCCGCTTCCCGCAGATCCCGGCGGAGGTTCCCTGTTTCGATCGTAACAAGCGCGAGGGCGCAGCAGAGAGCAATAACCAGGGCGAAAAGGAATAGGGTGAGATGTTTCATGTTGGTATAAATGGCTGATTATGCCACTGGTGGCTGAAGAAGGCTGTTATCCCCTAAAGATTTTGCTTCCCGCTTCCATTCCTCACCCCAATTTCGGAGATCCATGTTTGACTGCCTCACGTTCTCCAATTCGTCCTTCGCACGGTCGATATACCATTCGGCGTAATCGGCAGCCTCTTTAAGTTCCTCCAATTCCATGCGATCCCATCCCTTCAACCTGCTTTCAGCGTCTTTCAGCGCATCGAGGGCAGCATCTACCATCGGGCACGTTGGTTGCGGTTGCGCGACGATCCCAAACCGCTCTTCGCTCGTCGCGGGGGATAACAAGGCGCCGGACTCAACGCCAGACCCTATTGAGTCGGACGCCTTACCCTGTTCAGTTTCTTCTAGTGTTTTCATCATTGGTTCCCGTCTGGCGTGAGTCAGCTAGTCGTTCTCCCAAGAAATCTCGAACGGGCCGAAATGGTATCCGGTCCAATCGTTTAGCTTCCGATCCCATATGTGGCACTTTCGCGGAACCCACTCCCAATATCTAGGATGCTGAAAAATTAAGATGATTCTGAGCTTCGGCAGGTTGATTGCCCAGGCGTTCCATTCGTCGTAAAACTCAGAGCGAAACAACAAGGGAGAACAAGGCGAAGCACCTAACCCCTCACCCTCTGGTGGGCAATGCCGACAGGGGAGATGCCTCCCGCATTCGCAGATTAGATCTTCTGGTGGGTTTTCGGGGTAGGTGTTCATCGTTCGTTCTGTCCTAAGATTTCCACCAATCGGCGTCATCTTCCTGACCGACAACGCAGACAATGCGCTTTTCCTCGGGAATCAGTTCGATGATGTCTTGCATGGATGGGGCATCCCGCTCGCCAAGAAACTCTTGGCAGATCCCATCGAAGTTCATTCCAAATTCGTGTGTGAATACGGGACGACCAAGCGCCTTTTCCACAGCCTCGTGGAACACGCCAAAGGGGCAGCACAGTTCGGCGGTGAACAGTTGGAACTTGGCGATCTGGCGATGGGTTTTACCCTCCCACCAGTTTGATTCTGAAAGCGCAATGGCTCGCTCTTTTCCGACACTCTGTTGATATTGGTTCATGGTAATTCGGGACAGAACAAGGCGGCGCAGACCAACCGGCTACCCGTTCCGAGTTCAATTTTTAGTGGTTGTTTCAAGGTTGGTTGAGATTCGATGCCGTGCCCCCGGTAGCCGGTGGCTGGCCTGGATCGTTCTGTGGAAGAGACTCCTCGATCTTAGCCCACCACGAGACATCGTCCGGTAGGTACCCGAAGCTGAAATCACCGGTTTCGGGATCGACGAAATCCAGCTTGTCTTCGTCCGCGTAGACGCTCACCATCGCGACGTGCGGACCTCCACGGCATTCGACGACCACGACGAGCAAATCACCATCCCACCACCACGGCACCCCATCTCGCTTTCCTGCCGTTCCGCCTCCTCCTCTCGCCGGTCCAGCGTTCCAGACCAACGGCACAGAACAAGTCAGCGCACTCGAATCCTGCTCTCGTTGGGGTTGTTCGGTCGGTTTCTCAGTTGATAGGGTATTGCTCATGATTCCTTGGCGCGTTTTATCATCGCCTCAATTCGGTCGCGCCCTAGTCGCTTCGCTTTCTCGACTGCGGACGTTTTCAGGCGAAACGGGAGCGGAATCCGTGGATCGTCCTCCGGTTTCCGCCCCGCTCCTTTGCGTTTTCCGCCCCGATTGCTCATTGGACTCCCTGCGCGATTTCCGCTTGAGTGATGTGATCGACCGTTTCAATCGGGCGGGTGACCTGTTTGACCACCTTGCGCGGCCCCCACTGAGTCGCCAAAGTAGAGCCGATGGGGTGCTTGCCGTCGATGATGTTGCCGTTTTCGAGGATGCTGTGGAATGTGTAACCGTTGTTTTTCATAACGACCAAAGATTACCCGTGATTTTGAATCCCGTCAACAACAATCGAACAAAAGAGAGAGAACAAGCGGGTGTCATTTATCGTTCCCTGCTAAAATTTCCCATGCGAGTGCAGCTCTATTTGTGTCAATCCATTCTTGAAAGCAATCTCCAGGCGTATGCTGCACAGATTGGAACTTGTCCGTTTCCAATGGCTTTAAGTCGGTCCAAGTAATTGGAACCCCGTTCATCCACTCGAGAAAACAAGGGTTCAGAAAGAGTTTTCCAAGGGGTTCCCCTCGAAATGGGTTTCCGCTCCCTCCGAGTTCTTGAACTTGGCCGCGCCACTTCTCGGTCCCTGCGTTCGGAGTCGGAAAAAAAACCCCACATATCTGAGTTGCCAGATTCCACTGCCCCCGGGGATGGAGTCTCTCGACCTCTTTTTGTGTTGCTTTCATCGACGCTCCCATTGATTGATTCGCGAGCGGAGTAGCCAAGGATCCAGATTCGGTCGCGCTTGTGAGGTGCGGCAACGTGATGCGCTCCCAGCACACCCCATTTCGCATCATACCCCATCGCGGCAAGGTCACCGAGGACCACGGCAAGTCCTCTTCCCACAAGCAACGGTGAGTTTTCCACGAAGACGAATCTCGGTCGTATTTCACCGATAACTCTAGCCATTTCCCCCCAGAGTCCGGATCGCTCGCCTCCAATACCTGCGCCTTTCCCGGCTGCACTGATGTCTTGGCATGGGAATCCGCCGGCGACAATCTCGACATGCCCCCTCCAGGGTCGCCCGTCGAATGTTTGTATGTCATCCCAGATTGGGAAGAAGGGCAGGATCCCGTCTCGCTGCCGTTGCAGCAGGACTTTCCGTGGGTATTCCTCGATTTCACAAGCTCCGACAGGTAGGTGTCCAAGCAGAAGGTCTGCGAGGATTCCGCCTCCTGCTCCCGCGAAGAGGTGGAAACTTCGCAATCGTGTATCGTGGACCAACTCATTCATTTATTCGGTTGTGGGTTCAGCTCAATTGCCCAGACGATCTTCGGCCTCGAGACCCTGATAGTTGATTTCTGCGAGCAGCAGGGACACTGGTGCAAAAGTTTCGATTTCCTCCGGATCCCCGTGTCGTAAACCTTTCCCTTCTCTTTGAGAGGTTTCATCCTGGGCGTCACGGTGTTGGGATTCAGCCCGGTTCGGTTGGCAATCTCGATGCTGGTTTGCGGACCGTAGATGGCAAGGCATTCCAGGACGATCTCCTCCTTCGCGGAGACCTTGATGTTCTTCGCAGCATCGTGCGAGGTTTCCGGATCGGTGTGCCGCGCCAGAGCGCGTTCCTCTCCCCATTGTAGCAGTTCTTCAGTCATCATTTTGCTTTGGATTCAACGTGCAGAAATTCGCACAGGTCATACTTCAAACGGTTCACGATCGGGATTCCGCCATCGGCTGACATCTTTCCCGCTATGACATCACCTCGGGAGTTCACGGTTGCGAAGACAGGGCGAAGGTATCTCCGCCGATGCTCCAGAACGGCATACAGGTCAGCCTCCACGCGTTCGGTGAACTTCTCTTTGCCGATGTCGTCCAGGAACAGCATGTCGCAATTCTGCGCCTTCTGGATAACAGCCTCCCGACCTTTTCCCAAGCTTCCCACCTGTGACGCGAACTCGACCCCGGACGAAAGCATGACACTCGCTCCAGTCTCATACCACCGGCGCATCAGTTCAAACATGATCGGCGTCTTGCCCGTCCTGCTGTTGCCGATGAGTCCAACACCTCGAGGGCTGTTCTTCCACTCGAACACCTTCGTCGCTACGGGGCGCGTGAGTTCCGGAAGCAGATGCATCTCGAACTTCTGATGGTAGAGCGGAGGTGCAATCTCTTCCCATGGGATCCTGCCAAGCTTCGTCCGGGTTTCCTTCGTCCGGGTTTCGTATTCCTCGATGCAGTCGTCGCAGGCAGTCTGCGCGAACTTGATCATGGCGCCGGCTACCTCCATCTCCGCTTTTTGCGACGGGAACGGATTCTTGCAGACCCTGCACGTTGTCATCTCTTCGGTCATCATTTCAGAATTCGTTGTTCTTGCTTTGGGCCGCTTCCAGTTCATCTTCCCAACCATCACGGTTGAGCCAGGTAGAGGCATGAGGTGAGTATTTCGGTTCGGTGAAAGCGTGAGGTGATTCAACCTGCTCCTTCAGGGCATCAATGATGCACTGTGCTTCCGCCCTCTTGCATGCCTTCGCGAATGCCTTCCTTGCCGCTCCCTTCCCGACCTTCCTGGGGTAAATCTCCCAGAATTGAGCAAAAGTACTCTCTTCACTGCTTCTGTACTCTGCCTCTGTACTCTGCTTCTGCTTCTGCTTCTGCTTGGTGTTACTGGCGTTACATTGCGTTACATCAGCGTTACATTGCGTTACATCCTTCTGTTTCTCCCTGTATCTCTGAACCCGTAGCCTTGTCTTTTCCCGCATATCGTCCGCACTTCTCATTGCCCGATATGACTCAAAATTCAAGATTTCCCAACCATAGCCGGAACCCTCTAAGGCTTTGATCCTTCGCCCTTCATGGTCTAGCGATTTTGAGAGTGGGTCAGGTTTTGACAATTCCTCAATCCCCCATTCTACCTCATCAATTGGGGCTCCTATTCTGCGCGCTATCGCTGCCGGGGTCATCATTACGACTCCCTTTGAATCAGCGCAGAGAAGGAAATCCGTAAAAAAATGACGTAGTTTCCTATCGTCTGCTATGGATGAGTCGAGTATTTGTGTAAAGAGTTTTACAAACATGGTTTATTCCTGTTTCCTTGCGTTACTGTAGCGTTACATCGCGTTACAATAACGCAAGTGTTTTCTACATCGCTGCATGAAATCCACTGTAGAGGTCGATTTCTCCGACCTTGTAGCTTGAGGGTTCGAGCGTCTGCTCCTGCGCCTCCATCATGTCCGCGGACCATTTCCCCCGCTTGTAGAGCGAAGCGAGTTTCTGGATCTCGGTGTTGTATTTGACGGTCTCCGCCTGGATCCAGTCGTCCGGCAGCCAGAAGATACGGGCAATGAACGGTGCCACTTTTTCCTGAGCAAGGAATCCCGCCCTCTTTTTGGGGAAGTCGTAGGCTGCCACTTCCGGGTGACCCTCCAGCCACTGCGAAATGCGGATGTAAGATGCCATCGAAAAGTCGTAACCGTTCATCTCGACCTGCTTCCCAAACGCAAGGGGATGTGCTGACAGGCATGTCTTCGGGTCGAGAATCGCATCTCCAGCCGGAAGGATGTCGAGCCTGCCCTTTGTCTGGACATGAAACTCCTTTCCTGACGACCCAAACGAAGCAACAGCAAAGAGTCCCACCTCCTTGTGCTTCTTCTGAAGTTTCATCTCGCGAAGGTAGGTGCCGACCTCCGAGGATTCAGGGTGGTCGTGCATCGCATCCACCATGCGCCGAACGTGCTCCAACATCGCAGGCTTGACAATCAGCCGGCCGGCGGAAGTCTGTTCCTCCTTCCACTTGTCGTATTCAGTCTGCGGGAAGGTGTTCTCGATCTCCTCCTTCATCCGCTTCCGGGTCGCGGCCAGGATTTCTTCCTTCTCCTCATCAGTCTTCGGAAGGTTCCCGTGCTTTTTCTTGTAATCCTGAGCTTCCTTGCTGTTCCCTGAATACTTTTCCGGCAATCCCCCCTCCTTGCGCCTGAGGCGCCTCTCAGTGAGTTCCGAGAGTATCTCTGGTGTAAGGACAGCGAATTCGTTGTTGAACTCGTCAGGAGTCAACAGGACGCAATGGTAGAGAGATCCGAAAATCAGCGCCTCAGTCTCTTCCCGGTAATCGATTCCGACAGGTAGGTCGATGTTGTTGTTCGTACACCACCTCGCGATTCGGTCGTTCGCGATTCGGGTGAAGTGTCCGCGGTTGCCGAACGAGGTGAATTCCTGCGACCCGTTCTTGATGTCAGATCCGCTGATCCCAGGTGCGACCCGATATTCTCGCATCGGTTGATTGATTCGCACCCCGTTGATGCCGGCATCGGGATTCACCGGAAAGCAGTCCGAGAGAATTTCTCTGTAGGTTGGGATTTTCATTTGCTCTCGTCCTCCTTCGATTTCAGGTGCTCCTGGTCTCCTTCCGGTCCGTGAAACTTCTCTTCCACTTCCAACCCTTGCAGGATCTGCCCGATGTCAAACGGTTGCTTGTACTGCGCGATGCACCCCTGAACGAACGTCGTCCGGATGATGGTCTCGAGCAGTTCGTAGGAGATTTCCCCGACACTGCCGGGTTCGCTCTTGCTGAGAAGTCGATCGGCGATGTCATGGTATTCCTCCCTGTGCGCCTCCTCAGAGATGATGTGATACAGTTTTTCTGAAACAGTCATAATTAGATTTCTTCGTTGTTAATGGTTTCCATGATGGTGTTCCACTTCTCATCTCGCGTCATGTCATCCTGCCATGCCACTGGAAGCTTCCGCCAGTCGTTGAACTTCTTCTTTGTGAGAATGGAAATCGCTCCATTCAGTTGGGTCTCGGTGATCCCGTTCGATGCCATGTTCACCTCCATCAGTTCCTCGTAGGTAGGTTCCGGACCCTGCGTCTGAGGTGCTGCGGGTTCCTCCTTCTTCCATGCTGCCCGACCTGGATCCACCGGAGGATCCTCGGTGCTGTTGCCGTCGTCGTCCTCATCAGTGGTTTCAATTCCCAGGGCATTCTGGAGGGCATAGCGTTTGCCGTATGACATCGCAGACCCGAGTCCCTGCACCTTGTTCTTGAATCCACTGTCGTCGATGCAGACAGGCGCCAGTGCCTCCCAGGAATGTCCTGCCTCATGGGTGATCGTGCAGATGACCCCGGTGATTCCACCGTTTGTCCCGAGCACAGAGGTGAACCGTTCGGTGAATCCACACTCGACCATCAGCGGCCGGATCTGCTTCATCATGGCATCGAAACTGGTGTACCTGCTCACGGGCCGGCCGGACCGGTCGTGAATGATCGAGTTCTTCTGCAATTGAGGGCATGCTCTCTTGAACTTCTGGAGGGCCAGGGCAGCAAGGTGCTGCGCCTCCTTCGTCAGGATCCGCTCTTGCAGGTCGAGCATGCGTTCCAGTTTCTCCACATCTGCGTCCGGATCGCGGACAATGCGTTCGATGGCATGCAGGGTGAGCTGCCCCTGCGTTGCCCCTTCGGGTGCTGTTGTTATTTCAGTCGTCATCTTTCGTAGGAATAAAGGTAGGATTTTTCAGAGAGTTGCCGGTGCTGCTCGAATGCGTCGAACAGTTCCCGACTAGGGCGGAGAACCACATCGTCCTCCACGATATAGGTAACCTTGCAGCAGACCGTGGGGTCCAAATTCTGCAAGGCAACCCTGATCATTTTCTCCTCATGGGAGAGGGTTTGGTTTCGGAACCACCGGTCGGTGTATTCCACTTTCCACGCCTGGGTTGTGTCGTCGCCAATCATTTCTCAATCGCGAGGTAGAGTGGGCGAGACTCTTCGTCAGCCTCGTAGCGGAATGAAACGACATTCCCGTTGAATGCCTTCGCCATGACCGGGTCGTTCAGCTTTATCAGTCCGCGGAAGTGCATCGAATTCCGGTTCTCCCGATGGATTCGGAGAATCTCCCCCTCTTCATCCAGGCTGAACAGTTGGTCGAGGATTTCGTCTTTTGCTTCGTCAATCGTCATCCACATCATAATTGGTTGGTTTAAAGTTTTGCAGCAAGTTTCCGACCGTAGTCGGTGAGGAACACAAACCGGACCCTGCGGTCGTTGACATCGGTCCCCCGTTCAATAAAGCCTGCCCCCTCCATGCGGTCGAGGATGCCGGTCGCGGCGGCCGGAGAGATTTTGCAGAAGGCAGCAACCTCCGCAGTCTTCATCAACCCTTTCTCATTGAGAATGGCGAGAACTTTCAGACGGGTGCAGCCCAGGGTGCTGGGAATTTCTTCGATTGTTTTCAGGTTCATGGTTTTGTACATATTTGGGTTCAAAATCAGTAGGGTGAATTGCTCATGTCGACTCGGTACGCGTAGGTGCCGCCGAAAGCGGAGCGTCCGGAAAAGGTCATGAACTCAGGTTCATGTGCATCGAGCCAATCAGAGGTCCAGTCCTCCGTGACGCGATCCAGGAACGAGTCGTCCTCGAAGATGAGGTCGTCGTCCATTTCGGTGCCGTCGTCTTTCCAGACGCCTCCGGTCACCTCGAATTCCCCGGAACATTCCTGCACCTCCAAAAAGAGGATGCATTCGCGACCGTCATGGTCGCCTCCGAGCCAGTAGGTAGAGTATTCTGCTTTCGTCATCGGAAGGAGAATAATCCCTTCCGTTACACCTGTCAACTATTTTCAGGCATAAATTATTCCGAATGCGCGATCAATACGGCTTGATGTGATCCGGCAGACCGTTTGCCGAATAGTAGGATCCACTGGAAATGAAGGGAATCGCCCTCTGAAAATGCATCCAGTCCTTTCCCCATGCCCGTCCGCCGGATAGCCAACCGTGCCTCTCCATCACATCGATGGCAGCATCTGAGAAGGTGGTCGTCTTCTGGAGGAACGGGTTCTCCTCAGAATTGATGTCGACTGCAATGCCCCAGGCATGGGTCGAGAGGCTGGATCCTCCCCGCTTGTAACGGTAGTTCCAGCACCCAGAGTAGAGGTGCCATCCCTGCCGGTAGAATTCTGTTTTCCCGAGCGTCTCGAACACACCCTTCAGGGCCGCCTCCAGCGATGCCGCTACCTTTACATGACACCGATGGTCATCGAGGTTATCACCGGTCGTGTCGCTCAAATGCGCGCCCGTCCTGGTATAGAGTCGGATGTCATTTACAGGAAAGTTGAACCGGGTCAGATTTGCCTTCTGCCATGTCGCCGACTTTCCAGGGGGACCGTAAAAAGCAGAGAGTTGATTCTCATTTGGAAGGGTGATTGTCTCGGCCGGCGCCGGTGATTGCCCTTCCCCGATGGGAGGGACAACAGGAAGGATTCCACCCAGAAGATGGTGTGCTTCCTTCAAATGCCACATTGCCTTGTCATGGTGGTCTCCGATTTCTTCTATGCTCATTTTATTCCCAGGTCTGAGTTGATCCAGTCGATGGTGGTCGCGACTCTCGATCGCGAAAAATAGTCGTTGTGACCGTATCCCGTGAACGTCCGGGTGCGGATCCGTGGGTCAGCCAGGTAGAGCTGCCCATCCCGATGGAACCCTTTCGACCCGAGAGAACCGTAGAATCCGGGGAAGTTTTCCAGCCGGCGGATGACCTTGTCCTCCGGACTCACATACGCGTAGAACATCTCCACTACTCCCGATTGCACAAGCTCCGCCACTCCCGACTTGTCTACATCGGAGTGGATTGCCGACCCGATCAGGATGACCGTGCCGAACCTCTGCCCTTGCTCTGCTGCCAGTTTCAGGAATTCGATGGTCACGTTGGTGCCATTAGAATGGGAGACACAGTGCGCCGGTTTGTGACCCGGGAAGGAGTTCACGACCGAAAAGTATTCGACGAGCATAGATCTCGCCTGCGTCGGATTCACCCGAATGTGGTTGTCGAGGAAGTTCAATCCTGCCCTGTATTTCTCCGTGTCGACATGCACTGCTGCCGGACCGAACTCCCGATAGGTTCGCACCTTGTAGTCGTGAATCCACGACGACCTGGTCCTCTTCTGGCGTATGCCGTGCCTGACTAGAATCGGGATCATTACTCTGCTGAAACGTAGCGGATGGTAATTCCCTGGACCCCGATCGCACCCGTGTAAGTTCCTCCGCTCACATCTCGCCGGATCACAATGCCGAGAAGAGATCCCGCAACAGGATCAGTCGATCCCGTCACTTGTGGAGTCAGTGAGGTGTATGGGGTCGGGTTCTTAAAGGCGGGGAGTAAAAAATGCGCCCCTGCACCGGTGGTTGTGCCAACTGCGTGAAACCCCTGGTCCGCGCTCCACATATCAGCGAAGTAGTCGAAGTTGATCGTGTTGGTCGTAAATGCGCCGAGGTCGTGGAGGATCAGTGAAATGGATAGAGAAGAAGTGTCCCCGTTCCAGTCTCCGGGCATGACCACTCTCCAGATGGAGTCCCCGTCACCCGTGTACGCGTAATGAGCATACGGATTATCGGCGAAACCGGTTGCCGTGTTCACCTCCGTGCAGTGGACCCCGTCCACGATGACCGTGCCGTCATAGAACCGAGACACAGTCCGGTACCGAGGGGAGTCTTCCCTCACCAGGGCAATCAGTTCAGCCAGGGTCAACGTCTCCGGCGCCGCGGATCCCAGAGAGAATGGGAATCGCATCGTTGCCTTCTGACCTGATGACAGAGTCCCCACCAAGTCGGGAAGATTGCCTCCCAGTTGCAGTGACAGAGTCGGATTCCCAGCGATGCCATTCCCGTTGGTGACGGCAATCCCCTTCGTCGACGCGCCTTCGATCTGCCTTGCCGTGACGGTGCCGTTCGTCGTCTGCGCCAAGAGACCGTTCCCGGTGCCTACGATGTCGTTCGCGTTCAGGTATGCGGCAGTAGTCAAGGCGTCACGATATGCTTCCTGCGCGATCATGACGACCCTGTCCAGAGCAGACTCCACCTCCTCCGGCGGGAACTTTCCACTGGTGACAAGGTCCAGATTTTGGACCTTCGCGGTTTCCCTGCGAATCCGGATCGTCGTCATTCCAACGACACCTGGATCTGCTGTCACCGTAACGGTTCCTCCCTTCAACCTTCCCGCTGAGTCATAGCCAGGATTGAGAGTCCAGGAGTCTACGTCGACAACCGCGCCCAGCGAATTGTCGAAAAGTTGCACTCGGATGTCGTCAACGTCGTTGTAGCGAAAAGTGAAATCGAAGTCTACCGGAAAGGTTGAACCCAACGCGTAGTAGATCTCTGATGCTTCTGTGTCGATCATGGTTTTAGTCGGTTAGAATGTTTTCCCCGAGTCTGCTTAGATCGCGGAATAGGTGCATGAATGATGCGGATGCAGCCGCAGAGTCTGAGAAGATTCCCATGCCTTCGATGAGTCCCTCGAGGTCGCGGAGAGCAGTGCCGTCCTCGATGCTCTCACCTGTCAACAGACGGGGAATGCGAGTGGCGCCCCTCCCGATAGACGAGAGCGGAGTCGAGTCGTATTTGTATTCGCCGGCCAGGGAGTAGATCATGGACTGGATTTCTTCGCCAAAGATGGGAACACCGTAAAGCCATTCAGTCATCGCGTCGAGCATGAAACGACGCGCCCATTGGTTCTGTGCATCAAAGTAGCTCTCGTCGTCAGAGTCCCGCGCCTCTCTCCATACGTTCCGAATCACAGCAGACATGATGCCCTGAAGGATGACCGCATAGGCGACCGACCGTCCCAGTCTGGTTGCGTCTTTTGTCACTGCCGCGACCAGCATGAGACCGATGTTCTTCCGCGCCTCACTACCGAAGTTGAACACCAATGCACCGAGAGGGTTGGCGGAGAATGCCAGTTCCACCGATGACCTCGCGCCGGGTCGCGTTGGTTGAGCTACCTTGTCGGTGATTCTCTCAGCCTCGTTGAGCGCATGCTTCTCCGGGTTCGGCATCCCCTTTGCCTTTGCCGCGGATAGCCTCTGGTCGTAGATGATCGCGAAGGTGCCTGCCGTGAAGAGAGCGTCCGCGCCGGCGATCGTGCGCCCGAGGTTGCCGACAGCATATTTCAAATCGTTGCCCGTGCCGCGGCGGAATCCTCGCGCCATGTCCCCGAGTCCCGCGGAGTCCAACCAGGCAGGGACATCGTAGACGTTGTTGTGCTGCAATGCCTGCCGGACGATTGGTGGCATCTCCTCCAGTCTCCTCTGGATGTAGTCGGAGTTCCATGCCTCTTTCCACCCCATCTCGAGGTCTCCACTGAAAAGTTTCACGATTCTGCTGTAGTAGTCAGCCGCGGACATCTCCGCTCTGGCTGCCGTGAGTTGCGAGGATTGCAGGGCGATCGTCCCGATGCGTCCGACAATTGCCATCTGCGCGAAGTTGGATGTCGCCTTGCCCAACCAGTCTGTATTGAATCCCAACTCCGCCCCTGCCATGGTGTTCCCGTTCTCGCGGTAGAACCGCAGGAAAAAATTCAGGTTGTTCACCGACTCGACCCCGAACTTCTCGGTCAGCCCGTTCTGAATCGATCGCTCCCCGAGGATTGCCTGGGCATCCCGGTTGAATTCGGCGAAGGCAAGGAAGTGGTTTATCTGCCGCTTGTGTCCGGAAAACTTCTGGAGGGCATTCACAAATGTGGGTCGCGCAATCGCATGCCCCCGTGAACGGAGTGAGTTCGGCGTGACAGTGCCGCTCTTGGTGAGTCCGGTGGTCGGATCCATCTGGTCGCGGTTCGTCTCCGAAACACCCTGCACCTTCAGCGGCGCGTAGAAGATGTTCTTCGGGAGGTTCACCCCGTAGATCTCCCTGTAGAGAGGGTTGATTCGCTCCCACTCTTTCCGGTATTGCTTCCGGAGAAACTTGTAGACCTTGATCGCGGCCGGCGCCTTTTCGGTGAGTTGCCGCTTCAGGTCGTCGACAAACTTCTGGTCGTAGTGCCAGTACTCACGACCTCCTTTGCGAGGGTTGCCCTCCTCATCGAGCGGACCCATCATATGGCGCCGGCCGTCTTCCTGTCTCCAGGTGAGAAGAATGTCGACCGATTGCATCGGCGTGAAGTTGCCCTCCTTCGTCTCGATAATGTCCTGGTTGAGATCCCAGTCCACCTTCATGCCGTTGCGTTTGCTGCCTCCGATTTGCTGCATCAGTCCCTGCACAAGGTTGCCGGTCTCCTGATCCAGATCATGCCGGAGGTTCTCTGCATGCCTGAGCCTGTCCGTCCAGTAGGTGTAGGTCTCCGACTCCGAACCGAACCAGTAGTCGAATAGTTGGTCCCAGGTGAGCAGACCCTGTGCGCCCTTCCGGTGTTTCTTTGCCTCGTTCAGGGCATTCTGGAGGGCCGCTACGTTGCCAGAAGCTTTAGCGTCCGACCATGCCTCGTTGCGTTTCTCCTCGAGGAATTCTCTCCGCTTCGCCTCGTTCTGCTTCCTCATCTCCCAGGCGCCGACCCGGAGTTCTTCCAGCGTGTCGACGGCATGAAAGCGCAGGATCGAGTCCAGTTCCATCCAGCCGGCGAAACCTCGATACATCTCCGCAGTGAGTTCCAGTTTCGCGATCTTGTTGTGGTGCTCCTCCAGTTGGTCAGGAGTCATCTTGGAAACGTCTTCCGACTCCATGGTCTCCGCTTCCAGTTGGAGTTTCTCCGCTTCGATCTCACCCTTCGCCCGGTCCCATGCCATTGCCTGGTCGGCTGCCTCGAAGAGTTCGTAGAATTCTGCCGTCAGGGTTCCCTTCCGCTTTTTCCCTGCGCTCCGGTCGTCGCCCCGCTTGATCTTCCGGAACAGGTTCTTCCGGGTTTCCTCCGCTTCCTTCCACAAGAAGTATTCGAGTTCCTGATCGAGCTTCGCTACCCGTCTCTCGATCTCCTGAAGCATTGCCGCAGGAGTCTTCAGTGATGCAATCCTGTTCGAGCCTCGCAGCAGTTTCCCCCGCACCTCTGGGGGCGCCTGCATGGTGATCGCTTCAATTGTCCGCAGGGCAGCCCTGAGTTGCTCACGGTCCAGGGTGGTGACATCTTTCGCCTCCTGCCTGTAGTAGATCTGAGCTTCCTTCCGCGCCTCCGAAAGCATCTTCTTGCGCTCTTCATCGGTGACCGTTCGACCTGCTTTCTCCTCCTCCTCGACGAAGTCCTCGACGGTCTTCTTTGCGCGGAGTCGAATCTCTTCCTTCCTGCTCTCCTCGATCAGTCCCTGCTGCTCGACTATGTCGACCCATTTCTCGAGTTGCTCCTGCGCCCGTTCGCGAATATTGCGGACGATTTCCCCACGGAGTTTCGGTGACCGCTGAAACGGTGACAGCATCTGGTCGACCCGTGCCTGCGCCTCCGCGTAGTCCTTCGGCATACGGAGGGCGGAGTATGACGCCCCACTCGCTAGAGTTGCGAGGGCGGCGTCTCTTCCTGCTTTGTCGAGTCCAAGTACTCGAAGCCCACTCTCATCAAGTCCCCCAATGGACCTTCCGAGTCGATCAGATTTTCTGGGTAGTAGTCTTCCACCTGTTCCAGCATCCCCTCCAGGATCGGAATCGAATGCTCCACCTGTGTCGTCGCGAAGATTCCCATCAGCAGTTCTTGCTGCTGCTTTCCTAGCTTTTGCAATCGCTCTTGCGGCCACGCCTGATTGAGCATGCTCTGAAGTGCGTCGTCTTGTAGTTGCCCCGTCATGCTCCATTACTACCACAGGTGGGAGTCCGTGTCTACTCTCTTCCCATCCCTGTGACTCCCACACTTTCCGGCGCTTTTTGTCCTCCTCGAGTAGTTCCTTATCTGTCCGGGTATCCCCTTCATCCCGGTAGAGGGGATCATAGGGAAACGTCTGCGTGACCTTCCACCCATGGTTGCCGTATAGCGTTGGGAGAATGCCGTCCGGCATGCGGTCATTCGAGACTGCGAATGCGTCCAGAACATTTGCTCCCTCGCTTAGTGCTTTCGCCATGATCAGGTTCAGCATGCCCTTCGTCGCGACATTGGAGGTAACTCCAACCAATTCCCTGCGCCCGGTATCAGTCACCTTGCGTGTCTTCTCATCGTATTCGCCAATCTTGATCGCAAAATAAACGTCGTCATCCCCCAGTCGAAACACCTTCATGTGACCGTCCCGCGCCCATTTGCCGACCTCCTTCGGGTCGTAGTGGGTAAGCGTGTCGCCTGCCTCGTTCTGACGTATTGCTCTTGTGAATTCCACCACTCCCTGCTGCTTCGAGGTATCGATCACCTTCCAGTTGTCCATCACCGCATTGAACATTGCCTGCGCCTCCGCTCTGGAAATGGGAATGTTCTGCGCATTGTTCACCGTGTCGACCACATCCTGCTCCAGCAATGGGGCGCGGATCCCAGTGGAAAGCGTTCGGCCCAGTAGGTAATCGGGGCGTGAGGTTGGCTTTTTCTTTGCCATGTCCTCCAGCATTCGACCACCTACCAGGTCCAGCGGAATGGGTCTCCGCAAATGACTCACTAGTTTCCCGGGTATGACATGGGAGTAGGACAGATGTTCCTGCACTCCGAATGCAGCCGCAGACAGGTCGGGCTTTTCGACGTTCTTATTTTTCCCGAAATATGCGTCGAGCGCATCGTAGTCGACCTCAATCAGTGAGATGATAGATGACGTTTCGAGACCCTCGAACGACTGGTCTCTGGCTTGATTTAGGATCCTCTTGATCGGTATCACGCCAATCTCCTCGGCCGCGGCTGAGTTCATTGTCTTGATGACGAAAGCTCTCTCATCGAATGACAGGGAGGAAATGTATGACTCAAATTTTGAGGCGGAAAACTTCTTTGGGAAACGAGTGAGTTTCTCCGTTCCTGCCTTTGTTGACCCCGCTTTTTTACGGATCAATTCAGACAGGTTTGCTTCCTGTTCAAGTGATAGCGCCCCGTCCCTGATAGCCTCCTCGATCGCGTTGAAAACAATTCTCTGGAATGTCACGTTCGACTTGTGCGCCTCTTGCGCCATCGAATATGGAGCAATCAATGCGCGGCGCCGCCCCTCTTCGTCGGTCCAGTATGCCTTCGTTTTCGTCAGACTTTGATAAATCGAGCGGACCCCAACCTCTTTTGATGCCCATGCTGCGGTATCCTTGTCAGGGTCGTTCGGATCAAAATGCAGCAGAGGGTATGCTGGGCCGCCCTGGACATCCACCCCGAACAGTTTTCCACCACCCGAGAGCAGGTCTGCCATGATGGGAAGGAACGGTTTCCCTACATATTCCTCTGGAATTGTGCCGGGGATTCCCTTCTGGTCTGCCAGGGTGTTGGCAGGGACAAGCATCACCGAGTGCGTTCTCATCGAGTGGTAGACGCCTTCATGAGTCGTCTTCAACCCCTTCCCTGCGTCCCAGATCCAGTGATGAATCACATGCGCGGCGACCTCTTCGGGGATTTTTGAGCCTCCCTCTGCCGTCTTGCGTAAGTTGTTGATTCTCTTGCGAATCCGGCGGAACAAATCCTCCGATTCCGTCTTCGATCCGGATGCCCGTTTCGCCACTGCCGCTCTCTTCTTGTTCGCCTTCGACGCGTAGGTGGTTTCCCCTTCA